AGACCACCCACGTTGACCCAGAGGCCACTGTTACTGTCTTCCCTGAGTTCACTGTAATCGGCCCTATAGTCATACCATTTTCTGAACCAGCAAAGGTTATGTTCTCTGCTATTACTTTGGCATTGGTCCTTACTACTGAAGCTGTACCTAGTGATGGGCCACCTAATGCATTATCAAGTGCGCTAGCCAGTACATCACCGCCAGCATCCAGAAGAGTCGCCATGTTTCTTGCTCTGCTCATCCTGCAATCTCCGTTAAGGTAATTGTGCTAGTGCCACGTGCATCGTAGTCACCATTATCTTGGGTGTTAGGTCTGTTAATATACATAACAGCGTTAGCGTAAGAGGCTCCAATCGTACCTACTACTGAATATGTAGTCGCACTGGTTGTTGAAGGGGAGTCTAAGAAACTCATAGGAACTTGACCTGTATAGTGGGTGTATGGAGTAGATTCCTCCCTAAGAGAAGTTGTAGACCTAAGTTGATTACTTAGCCCAGTATCACCAATGCAAATAGTTTGGTCACTCCCTCTTGCAATTCTAAAATGAAAAGTTCCCGCAGAGAATCCAACAGTCATATTTACTTCAACAAGTATTTTACTGGACGTTGATATGGGAGTAATAGCCGCAGATAAACCTAAAGATACAAAAGTATTAGTTGAGTTAGATGTAATAGCAGCAGCACTTTTTAAAGTTGAACTAACAACTTGCAACACCGCACCCGTAGCTGCCTGTATATTATCAATGCCAGTAGCACCCGTTATAGTTGTAGTCATAATCTACTCCTATGGCTTTGGATTAGCTGACTTCACCGCTGCTCGTAGAGCCTGTAGGTCAGTCAAGGTAGCTCCACCATCAAGCAAGGCATGGATGCAATCTTGGATAGATGGGTAGGCTGCTTGGCGGTCACGGGCGTATGCTGCTGCGTCATAGGCTGCTTGTAGTTCAACAATCTTAGCTGCAATAGCTGAGTCAGTTGGTTGAGTTTGTTCTGTGTCAAGCCACTCTAATTCATCTCCACGTAAGACCCATTGGGCGCTTGGTGTTAGGGCTTGTAATGCTGCGACTTTATCGGTCATGAGTGTTATCCTGTTTTAAATTAAAGTAGTTTGAAGCCACCAAAGTGTGAATAAGCTCCTGTTCCATTTGTCCATACAACAGTAGCAACATTGTTATATAAAAAGACTTCAAAATAATCATTAACTGCTGCATCAACGATTACATTTGTTTCTAAACTTCTATAGCTTGCGCCACTATTTCTGACTGTTGCATATGCTTGCTCAACGCTTCCATTTTTCTTAATTATAATATTGGCAAAGTTTTGGTCAGGGATGGCGCCAAGCATTAATGATGCGTACAGATAATATTTACCCGCACTAGGTGCAGTAAACTTAGATGAAGCAAAGTTACCTCCAACATCAAATGCTTCTGTTTGGAACAGTATCTTTGTTGTAGTGGTAGTAGGAACGCTCTGTTGTCCGTTGTTGTGAGCGTGAAACGCCTGTTGCAATCCACTAGGCAAACTAGCACTCGTCATACCAGACAACTGGTTATTCAATGCTATCGTGCCACTGCCTGAAACTGTCTCAAGGACATCTGTTTTTAATTTAGAAGTCATTGGGCAACCTCCGTTAATGTGAGGGCATAAGAAGAGTTAGCGTGAATGAAATTATATGTTCCACTATCAGCGTATATGTATGGTTGAAAATACAGAGCATTAAGACTAGTGGTTGTATAGTTACCATTAAACACTTGAGGGCCATATCCGTTGGAGCTTCCTTGTGCATACGCTAAATGGTAGGAACTTGCTCCTGCCATAGCAGCATAAGAGCCAGAGCCAATTCTTATGTACATATTCGCCCTAGCCTCTCCCGAATTATTCATAGTGTTAGACCAGCTAACAAGTATTTTAGATCCTGAATATTTAGGCGTTATAGTTGCTATGATTCCTGTTGCTACAAAAGATGATGCCGATGATGCAACAGCAGAAGAATTTGCAGAGTAAGTCTGTACTACTTGAATCACTGACCCTGCTGGCATTTTAGTTGTGCCTTGTGAATGAAGGTCAAGTGTCTTACCAGCAGCAATCTTAATCACTTCACCTGCTGGTGCAGATAGTTCTTTAAGCGTTAGTGTACTCATACGATACTCCACGTTCCTGCTATGGTTACAGTCTTATTATTTGCGATAGTTATCGGCCCTGCTGACATACCATTAGTATTGGCGGGTATCGTGATGTTCTCACTGATGGTGTTGGCATTAGTACGTATGATTGAGTTAGTACCCAAACTTGGCCCACCTTCTGCTGCAGAAATAGACTTGTACAAAGCATTACTTTGAGATTGGGTGTAATGGTTTGCCAGAACAAAATCATTGAAGGTTAGTATAACTAACTCACTACCTGTACTAGCCCCAGTGCCTAGAACTATGCTAGTACCATTTGTTGATGTAAAATCTGTTTCGTCTAACACAATACCATTTAAGGTAACAATAATATTAGTAGGTATATAGGCTAATGTATTACTATTAGAGTCTGAACCTGTAAATGTAGTCTGATTGTTTGTTGCTATATATTTATACTTTGCTAATGCTGCTTGGACTGATGCAAACCCATCGACATGGCCTATATAGGACATAAATTATCTCCTTAAGCAATCTCTAAGACACTTGCGAACACTTCTAAATCACCTGCGGCAGATGCAGTCAATCCAAGAATATCCCCAGCTTCTAAGTTTATAGGTTTATCAAGCAGCAAAGTAGCATCTGCTGGTACAGGTACTGTCTTACAAATATGACGATATGTTGTACCACCATCTATTGTCACTTCAACTGTTACGGTAGCATCATTAACACCATCAATGTTTGATATGTACAATGCGTGAATAACAGACTGAGTATTAGCTGGTGCTGTGTATAACGTTGTACGGGACGTACCTATTGCAATACCAGCGTTTTTAAATGTATTGGCCATTGGTTAACCTCCTAGGGCTATTGCCATTGCTACGGAAGCACCAATGGGGTCATATACTGTTGATAGGTTACTAATTGAAGTATTAACTGCACTAGTTGTAGTTTTAGAATCTAATGCTGCTTGTAGTCCAGATATTACAGATATAGCATGGTTAGATGGGTGAGAATAATTGTTAGCACTAGCTGCAATACCTGCTAGCTTAGTAAATTGAGCATCTGTAAAAGCATTAGTTTCAGCTTGATATGCGGTTTTAATCTGCGCACCTGTTTGATCTGCTGTAGCACTAGTTTCTATACCATTTAGTTTAGTGTTTTCTGCATCTGTAAATACATTGCTATTACTAGCAGCTTCTACTGCTGCACGAATCTCTGCATTTGTTTGATCTGCTGTAGCACTAGTTTCTATACCATCTAGTTTAGTACCATCAGTTGATACATCTCTCCCATCAAAAGTAGAGTTAGTAGTAACAGCACCTGTTAATGAACCTCCAGCTAAGGCTAGTTTATTAGCGGCTGCTGAGTTGGCTGCATTGGCTGCACCAGAAGCGGAGTTAGCAGCGGCAGTAGCAGAGTTGGCAGAAGCGGTAGCAGATGCAGCTGATTCTGAGGCTTTAGTAGTGGCCACAGAAGCTTTGGCAGTTGCAGTGCTTGCACCTGAAGTAGCAGTTGCCTCTGGGTCTTCCCAAGATGAACCATTATAAAATTTAGTATGGTTAACTGAACTATTAAAATAAATAGCACCAGTTAACAACCCATTACCATCATTATCTACTGAAGGATCTGAGGACTTAGTACCTAAATACCTGTCATCAAAAGTGTCATACAATGTTACAATAGCTGCTCGGTCAGCTGCTGTTGCAACCCTATCAGCACTTGTCTGAACTTTATCCGCTTCAGCAAGTACTACGTCTGCATGAGTTAATACTACGTCTGCATTTGTTAATGCTAGATCTGTTGCGGCATCATCTTCACTTGATTGTGCAGCTGTAGCACTAGCAGCAGCGGCATTTTTAGATACCAGGGCGGCAGCTTGTGCAGCTTGTGCTGCTAATTTTGCAGCTATTGCATCATCAACAGTAGTAGATATTGCCAGCATATTGGCATTATTATCAACTGCAAAGGCACCGCCTATAGCTAATCCATTACTAGGCATAATATTCCCCTTAAATTAATTTTGTTGAGAATACAGACCGCAAATTAGCCCCTCGGGACAAACGTTGTTTCTCTTCAGCATTGAGTGTTTTAATTTCATTGTCAAATAATTTACCATAGTTCTCAGCACCTGCCATATCAGCCAAGTAAATACTAGCAAACTTTAGGGTGCCAAACAAAAAGGCTTTTTCATTATCATCACGAAGCCAGTTATATATTTCTTCACTAGTGCCTGTTGTAAGGGCATCTAAGGCAAATAAGCGCCTATAATAATGTACTTCATAGACTTCATTTAATAATACTGCAGGGTATATTTTAAAGTTAACCCCTTTACGGGCAAAATAACGATAACTAGGCTTTGCCACAGTTTCATCATCAAATACAGCTAATTCTACCCTATCGTTATACACATCAAATGTAGTAGCTGTTTTAACTTTACTTAAACGAATAAGTTCTGTAAAATTACCGGGTATTGGTAATTCATTAGCCGTAGCATTGGCTGAAGTGACAGTAATACTTAGTGTTGTTTCTAGTGGTGGTATACGTAATTCTCTATAGCTATTATCAGCAGCTTTTTGCATAAAAGAGCCAATCAAATTATTTGAAACTACATCCTCATCACGGTTTAACCAGTCACGCACATCATCGACTAAACTAATCAATGCAGGGTGGGCTACTTTATATGCTGCATAAGTAGAGTGAGAGTTAGTAGGTATATTTAAAGACATTAGCTTCTCCTTATGTATTCAAGAGAAGTTTTGGATACTCACTCTTAAGTATTTGTCTAAGTTTTCGACCATTGATCGCGTGGTGCATAAAATCCGGTGCATGTAAGTCTAGCCCGTATTTTGTTAGAATTTCTATTGCAACGACATCTGGTATCGTAGCTATTTTGCGGTATTTTTTAGATTTACCATGTGCTTCTTGATATTCTCTGTCTAGAGCAGTTTGTTCTAATACCCCATTAATATCCTGAGATACTTGTGTTCTAAAAGAGTTTCCTTCAAATATGATTTCGTCCTTCAGACTCATCTTCATCTCCAAATTAAAAAAACCCTACAGGTAAAACTTAATTTACCCGTAGGGTTAAAATCAAGTATTTCTACTTAATCAGACCAACGATAACGCCTGAACCCTTAGGGTTACGGCATTCCAAGGTAACTTCCTCGACCATAAGGCCGACAGTAGAGTCACCTTGCTGACCTACATCTACTTCCTGCATAGGACGTAGAGTAGCAACATTCCACCACATTGGATCATAGATCAAAGCAGTAGAGTCAGCAGCAGCAAAACCAGAAGCATCAGAAGAACCAGTCACTTGCTTAGGTGCTAGACCCATCAAGTAGTTAGGTACAACCATGATGTCACCGAAGTCTGACATGTACATCTCAACTGACTGACGTAACTTACCATCGTCAACAGAACGACGAGCATTACCTACAGAACCAGCACCAGTAGAGGTGGTAGCGCCTGCAGCTTGTGCCTTGGCAGAGAACTCACGACGAAGAGAAGGAGATACCATTAGCTTAGTGGCTTTACCACCAGCTTCATAGATCTTCTGCATAGTTTCGTCAACCTGAGATAACTCAAGCTTACCGAAGACAACAGCGTTAGTACCAGTAGCAGCTACAGGCATTACAGTAGCACCACCAGTAGCAGAGATAGTACCATCACCATCACCAGTACCAGCAACAGTTGCAGCACTAGTAACGTTACCAGAGTCTACAAATGACAAGAAGCCAGCTGCACGACGGATAGCACCACCAGAGTTAGCACCAGCATCAGTACCAGCAGCGGTAGAACCACCAACATAACTAGTTGCATGGATGTCCAAGTCACGACGCATTTCTGTGCCACGCTTCTTCAATTGATAAGAATACTCATCAGCTACACCAGCTTGGTCTACAGCACGTTTAGTGCCAGAAACTTTAAGTTGCTTGGAGTTGATTTGAGTATAGTTGCCCAAACGGGCGCGAGCATCTGGGTTCTGAAAAGTAGAACCGATGTCAGTTCCTTCAGCAACAGTAGACTGTCGAACAGTATCTAGTTCGTCAGTGTTCCATTCGTGAAAGATTGCGGATGCTTTCGAAGTACCGATAGAAGAAGTAAACGGAGTCTCATCACGAGTAATCATCGAGATAAAGTTCGCCAAGTCTTCTTTTTCGGTAGTAGCGGCAGCATTCTTGCCCTTAGGGCCTGTAGAAGTATAATTAGCCATTTTGCTATTTTCCTATTAGATATTAAAATTTAACTTAACGACCGTTGAGTAAGAATTATGCGCAGCTTATATATCTTGGTAAGAGGTCTTGCCTCCATCTCCATATACATTATTCACATCCATCTACGTTGCAGAGTTGAGAACAGCCTCTGGTCAAATTACTGTTCTCTCTTCTGTAATTACTTTATTGGTAGGGGGGTTTAACCGCCATCTCGTAATTAAGTTTATATTGTTAAAGAGTTTTTGTCTCTAAGCTTCTTTTCTGGGGCGACCTACACCCCGAGGTACTTCAGGTTTTGCACTTTGTACCTCTTCTTTCAGTTGCAATAATAACAGATTTACATAGTAAAGCTGTGGTGCAATAGTCCGAGCACGCCCTTCGTTATAGGTAATTTCCCTCAATAGAGGTGCTCTTTGACGCTCTAGAATTTCTATAGCTTTATTTAGCTGTTCAATCATTATCGTTCTCCTAGTGATCTATTCGCTAGAGAACGTAAGAAGTCCTGTTCATCATTAGCAGTACCGTGTCCAGATAATACTTTGTTGCGATTAGATAACTTCTGTGTTTGGTTTTTCTGAAGCGCACTTTGCCCTTTTTTAGGTGGAGCCTTTTTGGTTGTAACCTTAGCTCGTTTCTTAGCACCTGTGGACACATTAGTCTTCATACGTCTATAACCATCTACAAATTTAATGATTGCGGGGTCTGTAACCACATTTAATAGTGATTCAGGTAGCCCTTCTTCTAAAGCAAATTCTCTTACAGCGGTAGCTACAGATTCGTCCCAATCTGAAATGTGCTCATGGATGGTAGCATTAAAATGCTCTACACCCTTAGCTAACATCTCTTGGTCCATACCGGCTTGCTGTGCCTGCGCATTGGAAGTAATACTTTCGCGCTGTTTACGGGCACCCCAGTATTGTTCTTGTGCTTCGCTTAATTTGTCTTTAAGTTCGGAAGCAGCGTATGTATCACCATCGTCACGAGCAGTTTCCCGCTCTTTTTCAATGGACACATACTGCCCTTCCCAGTACTTCTCATTGGCCATTAGCTGCTCAGATGCTGCTGAGGCCAATGCGTTTATCTCTTGATTATAAGTAGTCTTCTCGGATTCAAACTTTTTACGCTCTTCTCCGAATTCACGACCCTTGGCACCCAAAGATTGTTCAGTACTGTAACCCTTAATTACATCATTGACGGATACATTACGTTGCTCACCATCAATTTTAACACTTACTAGCAGATTATCTAGATCATATTCATTGGGATCTAAAATATCCCCTACGGGGTCATCTACAGGATTTTCTGTTTCCTCATCGGAGGCAACTTCTTCTTCATCATCAGACTCTTCATCGACAGGTTCATCAACTTCAGTGTCTGTATCTACATCATCCAATTCCTCAGAATCATCAGTGCTAGTTTCTTCTGTGTCCTCATCAAGTTCAGGTACACCTTCTGCTGCTTCTTTAAAAAAATCACTAGACTGTAGCACTTTATCAAATGCTGCATCAGTGTCTATAGCGCCATCCGATTGGGTAGGGTCTATGATTGACATTACTCGTCTCCTTCATTAACTTTATCCTGTTTATCCTTCATTTCATCTATAACAGGTACGTTTTTACCATACATTTCTTGCTTAACCAATTGCTCTTTTACAGAACCTAGGGCCATAGCACAGGAATATAAAAATTCCCTTGTTTTCGTCTCATGAGGCTCTGTTTTAAGCCACTGAGTGAAGTATGTTACTAATATCTCACCATAAGATGACATAAAGAACTCATCTAAGACTCTAGATGTGAACTCTGCCTCTACATGGGCATTACGTGACAACACATCAGGGTGAATCTTATGACTACCGTGATTTGCTGTGTTAGCTAAACGTCTTTTAGCTACATCTTCATATTCCTTACGCATTTTAAGTTACCTTTATTGCGGAGGTCCACCTTGCATCATTTTCTGGATGACTTGCAGGGCTTGTTCAGGCTCAATGCCCATTTTGCGGACAGCATCATCTAAGACACCACCACCACTTTGAGGTATTCCCATGCCACTAATAAGTTGCATAGCCTGTTGAATCGTCTGATTCATATCAGGCTTTTGGGGAGGTTCAACCTCATTCTTCAAAGCATCTTGACGAAGCTTTTCCCATTCTTGGTTATGCCTATCCATTGCCACAGCTAATTGTTTAGTATTATCCTGTATAGCATTACTTGCTTGTACATTAGTATAATTAACATTAGCTTTAGCTAGGTCCATTTGTGATTTTTCAGCTTCTTTAGCCAATTGCTTAGCTTCTTCAGCTTCTTTTTGCTTTTTCTCAGCATCTCCTTTAGCTTTTTCTTTAAATTCTTCAGAATTATAATCCTCTATGTAGTCTAATGGATTCTCATCTAAGGAGGATAAAAGATTATTAGCCAGTACTGCTGTTACATCAGGGCGTAGAATCATTTCCTGACCACCTTCACGAATGAGAGGTAATAGCTGTGTAGCAATCATGGTGAGCTTATCACGCTTGTTAGCGTTACTATTTTCACCTAAGTCTACATCTACAGTCATATCCATATGTGCGGGTAGTTTATCAATATCTACATTTGCATAGACACCAGTATAGTTAGGGGTCATAGACTTTTTCATGTTCTTACGCATGGAGGTGTAGACACCTGTTGCTAAGCGCTTAAAGCCTGTTTCAGCAAATATACGTGCAATATGCTGTATACGCTTCTGTGCAGCTGTTTGAGTCATTGCTAACTTAGTTTCAGAGTTACCTGACACATATAGTTCATCATTTAAACCCTGTGCAGCCTTAGACATACCAGTGGCTTGTTCTTTATGTGTTTGCAAGTGTTGCAATAAAGGTACAGTGCCAGTACTGATGGTTTCAGGTTGCAACATAGCTACAGCGCCTTGAGGGGCACCATTAGTTGCAATAATATCTTTTGGCTTCATGTTCTGCAATGCAGAGAAGTCAACAACATTGGGATCAGCTAAACGAGGACTATAGTTTGTTAAGTAAGTATTCTCAACAAAGCCCCTTAAAATTGCAGTAGATGCCAAAGTAGAGCTACGTGTCATATCTGCTACAGATAGACCATAAAACTCATAAGGTACTTCGAAAGGACATATAGATGCTAAGGCAATAGAGTCTACATCTTCCTCAAATAATAAATGTTTACCAGCCACAATCATGTGCTTGAGTTCGGCAATACCATCACCATCTCGGTCTACTTTAAGCCAGCATTCAGTTAGTGTAACAACCTGACTAGCTTCTAATTCACTATGGTCATCACGAGAGTTGGTAGCGTGATAAGACTGCCCTGTAATTTCTTTACGTGCAGCAATCTCTTCAGAATACTCAGCTGACCAATTCTCATCACCTAGGTCATCCCAATCATCAATGTCTTTAGCAACATCAGGATATTCAGACCTAATCTCACTACGTGTAAGCTCTAGTTCAATACCTACAAAATTAGCATCATCTAGATTAGTAGCATCTCGACTAATACGAAAGTTTTCTTGAGGGATATTCTCAATCTTAACACGACTCTTGTCTATCTTTTTCTTTAAACGAACATCAGAATAATACACACCGTCAGTGCGAGGTGAGACAAGCAAGTCCCCTGCAATCTCAGTGTCTGGCTCGCCCAACTTCTCATCCAAGGATTCTTGGCTAATCTCATCAAACTCTTCATATTCGTACTTAAAATCTTCTACATAATCCCAACGGATGATTGAATTCTTCCAAAGCAAGGAGGCTTTGATCCATGTATTTAACAATGTCCAACCATCATTCTTTTTAAACACACAATAGTTTACAACATCAGATGCATCTTGTGCAGCTTTTAATGCGGCAGGTGTTTGATCATAAGGTGTGAACTTTGCAATCTTTTCATTGTTCAACATTAATTCTGAGATTACAGCAAGGTAAGCTTCTATTGTCTCAGTAGTATCTGATGATACAATTCCTGATACACCTTCAGGGGATAAATGCCCTAGGGGTAATCCTGCATATTCATATGTTGCCATACGTCTTTCGCGTGTAAGGTCAGATGAGTTAAGCCAAGTTCCTGTAGAACCTTTTACTCCACTCTCGATTAACGCCAATAGCGATTCATCGTCTACCTTCTCAAACTTCTTCTTTGCCATATTCTATCTCCGAGATTAGGCCATACAAACTATCAATAGTTATATAAATTTAAGGGGTATTTCGGTAATTATCAACTTTATACTTACCATCTTTTTCATTTTTAGCACTACGTGCAACTTTAGCTTTAGCAACCTTACCATACGCTTCTTTGTTAAGACTGGTTGGGTCTCCGAGAATAGTCTTAGGTGGTATCCATTTAGTCATTGGCTGTCTCCACATGTTCAACAACTTTCAGTTGTTGTAGTGCTAATGCTAGTTCATCATCTGTTAGATCTTTAACATCAACAGCAGTTGTTACCACATCTCTGCGGGTAAGCTTAGGTGCTTCATACTCAGCAACCATTGATGCTAATCGACCAGCTTCTGCATCATCACCTGATTGCATGGCTTTTACCATAAGGAGTTTTAATACATCTAAGCCCTTAGGTGCTTGTCCAGATACTTCGTAACCAATAGAGTCTAGGGCTTTAACAAAGAGACCTAACTCTTTAATCTCTGCTCTACGCTTAGCTTTAGTAGCTTGGCTTTTCTCTCTAGCTTCTACAGAAGATGCCCTATCTTTAAACAAAACTAAGTTCTCACCTCCGGGGTGGGCCATAGCTCTTTTTTGCCCATCGGTGAGATTCTCAGCGTGTATTTCCGGGGTAACAGGTACGTACTTAGGATACGAATTAGTTCCCGGAACTTTAAGGTCTTCCTTGTTAATCTTTTTTGGCTTCTTAGGTTTTTTAGTAGTCTTATCAGTCATCTTCTTCTCTCAGGCTCTATAGCCAATTTGAATCATTACTATAATGTAGATTCTTTTGCTTCCAAGATACTCTGTTCCCAGCTAGTTTATCAGCATGAGTTCTTAGCACCTCTAATCCTATCGCTACTGCAATAACAGTATCATCATGGCAACCCGGTAAGGCTCCAGTTGAACCATTCTCATTAGACACATAAGATTTAAGTTCTGATATCATATGTTTACTAGGTAGACCAATATCTTCATCTTCAATAGCTCTCTTCAAATAACCTATAATCATAGGTTTAGAGGCACTAGTAGTTCTGAATCCTGGTCGATCTCCCTCAGTATTATCCATGTTAGCAGCTTTAGTCTGATAATATAGATTAACATAATTCATCTGTTTTAATCTGTTTAGGGTGGCAATACCCATAGAGTTGGATTCTACAGCTAGCAGAGCATTATTGAAATATCTGCCTAGGTAAAATAACACATCCCCGAATAACGATGGATCAACTCTATTGTTCCTATACATAGCTATCACTTGACGGTCTGTGTCCATAACTGTCGCTGTTGAATAGTCCTGACCTACCCCTAAAGATACATCAGCTGATACAATATAATTAGATTCCCAATTGGGGTACTGCCACAACTCTAAACTACCTTCCCTTCCCTCATCAAATACACCCGCTTGTAGATTAAATACACGGGTAGATATGGGGGTAGATGGTAATAATTTATTAACAATCTCAGGGTCAAATACAGATGATCCAGATACTAGAAAAGCTTCTTCAGGATTAGCAGGATATTCTTGCTTAAACTTTAAAGCACCACCCTCTGCAATCTTAAGTCTTCTCCAATACATCTGATCATCATTTAATTCATAATCGTCTTTATACTTTTCTTCATCTAGGTCTAATTCAAACCCATCTGGAGCCTCTCTATGGTATTCAGGGGTTAGGAACCAAGGAATAAATACAGGTATATATTCATTCTCTCCAGCCATAGCACCTCTAAATAGTCTATGGAATTCCCCAGTAGCACCATTAGCAGTAGATTCTACAATAACTTCTGTACCATTAGCTTGGCTTATCCCTTGGAATAGTCCAGCTAATATCTTTTCATCATGTCCCCAGAATGCTACTTCTGATAAGTGTGCTATAGTGGGTGTTGTTCCCCTTCCAGCTTCAGGTGATCCAGCAGTATATAATCGATACCCTGAACTATTGTGTTCAAATTGTATCTCTCTACTGTTACCTTTAGATAAAGCAATCTTAGCATCCATATTCTGAATGATATTCTTACCCATGGTAAATAGTGCTTCAGAAGTTGGCCCATCATGTGCCATTACCACAGACCTAGTATGAGGCATGTAATATGTCTTCCAAAACACTCTAGCTGCACAATAGGTACTAATACCTTGTTGTCTAGCTTTTAAAATAATAGCTCTAACTTTACCAGTTTCTTTTAACTGTTGTTCTAACTTAGCATTGATTAACTCTTGGGCAGCATTAAATTTAAATGCCACAAACCCTAGGGCACTATCTTTAGTAATAATTTTAACTTCTGCTTCAGCAAAAGATGCAAAGTTAGTCTTAAACATTTCTTGCTTCTGTCTTCTTAACT